TTGGCTAGACGTGCGTTGAGCAAAGCGTCATCGTCTGATAACCCTCTATCTCTATAGGCTTTACACACTGCCTCCCACTTGTTTTCATTCTTGTCTAGTAATTCAGATGCTCGCTTGACTCCTATTCCAGGGCAACCAGAGTACCCATCTGTGGGGTCTCCGCTTAGGCTCTGTATTAGATGCCAACGATCACCATCGTCTTTAGTAATCTCAACAACATCATCTTTCATATCCCATAGCGTACTAGGAATCTGTCTCATGTCCTTGTCTGGACTGACAATGATATTGTTTGGGTCTGCAAAACGTGTTGCTTCGATGCCAATAGTATCATCGGCTTCTAACCCTTCGATTAATTTAAAGTTGTGGTTTTCTCTACAATAATTTACTAAACGTTTGTAGCCAAGGGGCTTACGTTTCATTCGATGTCCCTTGTAATCAGGGTAAATTTTCTTTCTAAAATTTTTAGTGCTTGAAAAGTATAGTATGAAGTTGTCTTCCATCATAGCTTTTGTCACTTTATTTAATTCATTATGAAATACTTTTAGTACTTCACTGAATTGTGATTGAGCGATGATGACATCTTCTCCAAAGTCTATACCTATCTCACAAGCTTGAGCAGCTTTGTAAGCAAGGAAGTCAGAGTCAATTAATAGCATTAGTGTACCTGTGCCCAGTTGTCGCCAATTTGTGCGTCAGCTTCAATGGGTAATCGTATGTTGTAATACTCACCAGCTTGTAATGCAGATAGTTTGCAAACGTCAGCAATAAACTGTGCATTTTGAACAGGAGATCCTAACACTTGTTCGTCATGCACAAAAGCATAACGTTCATGGACAGTTTCACCTATGTTTTTGTGTGTTAGTAGTAGCCACCGCTTTGCGATGACTGCTGCTGAACCCTGCAAAAGGCAGTTTAATGCCTTGTGTTCTTTGTCAACAAGGATCTGACGTTTGTCGATAGCACGTATACTACCTCCACCAGCAACTCTCTTAGTATCCTCGACAAGCTTCTCCAGACCTGGGATTGCATCCATATAAGCTCTCCTAATCTCTGCCCCTTTCTTCTTCGCAGTTTCGAGGGGTAGCATGCTGTCGTAAGATAGTCCAAGTTTCTGATTACCCCCGCCATACAAGAAGCAATAAGTAATTGTCTTGACTTGTCTGCGAGAGATTCCAATTTTATCTGCATTGACTTGATGAATATCTTGTTCTAGTAAGATCTTTGCATACCGACCACCGTCATATCTGTGAAGGTAGTGAGCAAATAATCTTAGTTCGATACCAGCTAGGTCACTGTCAATAAGTTTCCAGTCTGGTTGGGTGATAAATAATTCACGGCAATCCTTGTCCGAACTTACTTGAGCAAGATTCGGGTGTGAATGGGCCATTCGATGTGTCACCGCACCGATAAAGCAAGAGTGGTGAAGTCTGCCATCCTTGACTAGCTTCAACCAAGCATTAGATCCTTGGGATACCATTCCTAGTTTCTTTTGTGTGACCAAAATTTCTAAGAATACCAATGCCTCTTCTGTTCCTATTTCTTTAAGCACCGTCTCATCAATAACTGCTTTACCAGTGGGTGTTAGTTTAGTAGGCTTCCAACCTTGAAAGGTTTTAAACCACCAAGCTATGTGCTCTCGACTGCTAGGATTAAAGTCCTTTAACCTTTGCATTTCTGCTCCAGCAAAGTAACCTTGTTTCTTGTTATCTCGTTTTGGAGTAAACAAGTTGTGTGGTACGTAATGACAAACAGTTTCAGCCTGTCGTCTAAGCTTCTCTAACCTTGTTAGTAGCTTATTTTCTAGCTCTTGTGCCTTTTCTACATTGAACGGCCAACCAGTGGTTTTTTGTAAAGCCATTAGTTGTGCGGTGTCATGTTCTAGGACAATGCTTGGATGGATTTTTGAAAATGTGTCCATAGTTTAACAAGTATAGCAACATCTTTTTTACAATAGTCTTGCATTTCTGGAGACCATTCTTTCCAATCAGTAGTCTTACCAAAACCATCTTTGAAACATCTTAGTCTATACCCGTAGGCTTCTAGACTATGTGAACCATACAAACGAGCTGGCATCATAGCCCACTTACGTCTGAGGTCAATCTCTAATAGGTTTGGGTGAAAGTATCTACTTAGGATAAGTGTGTCCCAATGTTTTGCTCTACCTTTGAAAAAACTGAAGTGCTTTTGGATTTGCGGGACATCAAACATGATGCCATTGTGTGAGATAATGTTAGTAGCAACCTCAAGGTCATTAACTGCATTAACTATACTATAATTTGGAGTAGCTTGATCGTTGTACTCAGTGACTAGACCTGTATCTATGTCTTGGGTAACGATACAGTGGATACAACTTGAGTCGATTCCATCTGTTTCAATATCAAAAGCTACATTTATACTACCCGAAGTCGGTGGTCGGGTCGAAGTCGGACGTAACTTCATTCTCTGTAAAGGTGCATGTTCGTAGGTCATAGGTCAGTTCGTTAGCAACACCTACTTCTCCGCTGTGTCTATTTTTAAGAACACGGACAGTGGTGCTGTTCTGTTTGTTTGGGTCTTGCTGGTCACGCTCTAGTGCGATTACGCCATCTGATAGTTGACCAATGGCTGCTGATCCTCTAAGTTGACCCAATGTCACACGAGCTCCTTCCTCATGATTCTTATCCTGTTGTGTACGTCTAAGATGTGATACAAGAAACAATGATATGCCTGTACGTTCAACAAGTGACCGTAATTTTGTCATTGTGACATCAATCATTCTACGCTCATCTCCGTCTAATCCACTCAGCAATATACTAAGGTGGTCGAGGAAAACAACACGACACTCCAATCCACAGGCAAGGTATTCGATTCGACTGTAAATTGTGTCAGGGTCATAGCTGCCAAAGCCATCGAACAAGAAAAGATTCCAATTAGCAATAGTACTGTTGTAGGCGTGTTCGAGTTCTTCTCGTTCATATTCTTCAAGATGATAAGGTTTACCCAACTGTGCAGACATCAAGCCGAGTGCCGTCCTACGGTTAGATTCTTCAAGTGCCAAGTAACCGACTCGTTCTTGTCGGTTGAGAAGATGACTTGCAAGAACCCTACAGAATGAGGATTTTCCTGTGCCAGATCCTGCAGTAATTGTGATAAGTTCTCCGTACCGTATGCCGTGCAACTTGTTTTGTAATCCTTGAAATGGGTAATCATGGTCAGCTGGTGGGGTAGGTGTGGTAATTAAGCTAAGAAGTGACTTTGCATCAACAATACCGTCTGGTCTGTATGTTTTAGCATCCCAGATGGCTCGTCTTACTGCTTCGTTATCTCCTGCTTGTAGTGCTTCAGAAGCATCTTTGTACTTCTCAAGACGGGCAATTTTTGCTTTCCCAGCGGGTAATAATTCAGCACATTCTTGTGCTGCCTGTCTACCTGCCTCATCATTATCAAAGAATAGTACAACCTCTTCATAGTTTTGAAGTAAATCTAATACTTTCTGTAATGATTTCTTTGCAGCTTTAGCTCCGTTTGGTATGGATAAGTGTGGCCACTTTGGTAGTGCCTCCCATCCAGAAGCTGCATCTAGCTCGCCTTCATATATAGTCAAGCGAGTACCTTTATCTGGGAATAAATTTTGCCCGAAAAGTTGATGGTCAGTATTATTACCTTCCATCCAGAAGTCTTTGTCCTTAGTTTTGATCTTAGCAGCACATACTTGGCCATTTTTAGCAAAGTAGTGCATACGTAAAGTCTCACCGTCCTTATGGATACGGTACTTTCGACAGGTCTCTTCTGATAGACCTCGTTTTTTTAATCTAACAGGGGTTCCTTTAAGCATAGCTGTTTTGGTTTGTCTGCCACTATCGTCACATAGCTCCCCGCTACTAACATGGTTACATACAAAACAATAAGTATGTCCATCATCGTATACGGAATTACCGTCTGACGAACCGCAATGGTCACAGCTGGTGTGATATAGGAATGTTGATTCATCTGAGCCAGTCAACTGGGATTGCATAGTAAGCACACCAAGGGAAACCGTTCTTTTCTGCCCATTTTGCGTATGTAGTTTTAGAACGTTTGGATATTTTATTGTTAGGTGATTGGAATATAATACGTATATCTAAATCTGGGTGAGATTCTTTAACAGCTTTCATCTTACGCCTTTGATCTGGAGGAAAGTAACCTTTGGCTTCGAGGTATATATCCCCAACCTTGAAGTCAGGAATATAGTTAGCCTCGATAAGATAAGGTAGTTTCTCAGATTCATACTGATAAGGCACTTTCATCTGATCTAACAAGTCAGCAACTTGCTCTTCTAAATGACTACGCATTAGAAGTCGTCATCCTCAACAGAGCTAGGAGTACCAGCTGCTTCGACATTA